CTTCGCCTGACAATAAATTAAGTATCAGAGCAGCATCTACTATTGGAACTAAAAATGGTCATATTATGCTTACTGGAGATAGTGCTACAAATGGTCAGGGACCACAAATAGTATTTTCCGAAAGTGGTGGCAGTAGTGATTTTGCCGGTGCTTCAGTAGGTTATGCAAGAACTGGAAGTAATGGTATTGGATACTTAATGTTTGCTACAAGAGGAACTTCAGGAGATGCAAATACTGTACCAACCGAAAGAGTGCGTATTTCAGCAGAAGGCTATATGCAAATGGGAACTTCCATAGGCAATTCTGGTTACAGTGCAAAGTTTAATATAGTTGATAACGCAGGTACTAGTTCCCTTATAAAATTAAGAAACGGCACAGGTAATAAATCAATTCAACTTTATGGAGACAATAATGTTGAGTATGGGTTTGTAGGGTTAGATACTCATTCGGGTGCAGCTAATCTATTGCTCGGTTCTGCTGATAATCGTAGCATTAGAATGCAGTCTGGTGGAATGCAAATAGAACTCACAGACGGTCAAGGTGGTACTAGCGCAACAGACACAGGTTCACTAAGTATTACAAATACTGACATATCTGGAGGTGGCCAAGTTTACAACATAAGGTCTGGCAGATATTTGCAAAGTAATGGAACAGGTTGGGGTACTCCGGATGGTTTAAACCCTGCAGTTGTAATTGCAAAAGATGACAATACCACGAATGATAGAAGTATGCCTGGCCTCATTTTACATAACGAAGACAGTACAGATGATGCTTATGGACCTTCACTAAGTTGGGGTTCTAGGTCGACTTCAGGTGCTTATAATACAAGTTATGCTTGGATTATAGGAAATCCTACAGGCAATGGCCCAGATACCAATTGGAAGGCAGGGCAACTAGAACTATACACTCAAGGTTCCGCTTATGTTGCAACAAAACCAGGCATTAGAATTACTTCAGCTGGATTAGTACAAAAACCAAGACAGTATGATGCAAATGGTTTCTTTTGGTTAAGAGGAACAGCTAATCCTAGTGGTCAAACAGGAACACAACCAGTTGTTTTTACTGTACGAGCTCAAGCAGGAAGCGGAAATACAAGTCTTACTTCAGGAAGATACACTACACCAGTAGAAGGTATATACCACTTTAGTACAAATGTAAGAATTGATGCTGCATCAAATAATACCGGTTATTTTAGAATAGCATTTTATACAGGAACAACTCATGATGTTAGTCAAACTAGCTATGGACAAGGTCATAGTATATATGGACCAGGTAGTTATTCACAGAACTATTTTAGTATGCAAACAAGCTGGTCAGTTTATTTAGCTGCAGGTGTAGAAGTGGGTGTAGCTGTTAGATTTAATTCAGGTTCATATACTATACACCAAGAATCTCAATTTTCAGGACATTTAGTAGGATAATATTATGGCAAATACAATACAAGAACTAGAAGCAAGAATAACTACATTGGAAGGATAAACTCTTATAAATAGATTATAATAGGAATAAATAATGGCAAAACCAAATAGTAAAACAACATTTATAAATTACTGCTTAAGAAGTTTAGGTGCGCCTGTAATAGAAATCAATGTTGATGATGACCAAATAGATGATAGAGTAGACGAAGCTCTTCAATTCTATCAGTTTTACCATGCTGATTCTATTGAAAAAATGCATTTAAAGCATAAAGTAACTAATTCAGAATTAACATTAACTGGTGCAGTTGCTGGTAATTTCTCAGTAGGAGAAAAGATTACTGGTTCAAATTCTGGAGCAATTGCTACAATTAAAACAGCAACTGGAAATAAGATTACATACAGCGCTTTAAAAGATTCAAACACGCCATTTAGCACAGAAACAATAACTGGTGAAGCATCAGGCGCAACAGCCGTGATAGCATCTATTGCAAAGGGTGATATCGAAAACGGATACATTACTTTAAATGATTTAGTAAGAGATGTTGTAAGAGTTATGCCTATAAGAGATACTGTATCATCAACTGATATGTTTGATATCAGATATCAAATGCATTTAAATGATATACATTCAGTTGGATTTATGGGTAGTCTTACTGATTACGTAATGTCACAACAATTTTTATCGCTTTTAGACCAAGTTATAGATTCAGACGAAAAACATATTAACTTCGAAAGACATAAAAACCAATTACGTATTGATATGGATTGGGATAAAGAGCTTGAAGTTAATGATTATATAGTCATTGAATGTTATAGAGTAATAGACCCTGATACATATACAGATGTATACAATGATTATTTCTTAAAAAGATATGCAACAGCATTAATCAAAAGACAATGGGGTACAAACTTAATCAAGTTCGAGGGTATGGTAATGCCAGGTGGCGTAACATTTAATGGACGTCAAATATTTGATGATGCAAACGAAGAAATTACAAGATTAGAGGAAGAAGCTAGATTGAACTGGGAACAGCCAGTCGACTTCATGACAGGATAAACCATGCCGAGAAACGTATACTTTTCTCAGGCCGTCAAAAGTGAACAACACTTATATGAAGACCTGATAATAGAATCCCTAGGAATATATGGACAAGATGTCTATTACATTCCACGTACAATAGTAAATAGAGACAGTGTTTTAAATGATGACCCTGCGTCAACATTTGATGATGCTTACCTTATGGAAATGTATATTGATAATCCAGAAGGCTTTGATGGTGCTGGTGATTTATATAGTAAGTTTGGTTTAGATATAAAAGATGAAGCTACATTTATAGTATCACGTAGAAGATGGGATGATAAAGTTGGTACCTTTTCTGATAATGTAGAAAATCCAAGACCAATGGAAGGAGATTTAATCTTCTTACCAATGACAAATAATTTCTTTGAAATTAGTTTTGTTGAAGACGAACAACCATTTTATCAATTATCAAACTTACCAGTCTATACTATGAAGTGTTCATTGTTTGAATACAATGACGAAGATTTCGAAACTGGTATTGTAGATATAGATGACAACGTATCTCAAGTTGGATATCAATTACCAATAGATGTAACTATTTCTGGTGGAACTCATTTCGAAGTTGGTGAAATTGTAAGACAAACTGTAGATTCAAGTGTCACACCTAATGTAATCGTATTTGGAGAAGTTCAACAAAGAACTAAATCATCAGATATATTAAGTAAAATATGGGTGTCTAATATTGGAACAACTGGTTCAAATTTGGCTAAAACGTTTACTCAAGGCGGAACAATAACAGGAGATACATCAACTTATAGTGGTACAATTGCTAAAGTATATAGCGATTTGACAGATACCACAGGTACTTCTTGGTCAACAGATGAACAAGCTCAAAACATAGAATTTGAAATAGACGCAGATGGATTTATAGATTTTTCAGAAGCTAATCCATTTGGCGACCCATCGGAGACTTACTAATGTTTGGAGACCATTTCTATCATTCAACAATGAGAAAGTCAGTGGCTGTATTTGGTACACTGTTTAATAATATTCAAGTAGTAAGAAAGAAAGCTGACGGTAGTACTATAAACCAAATAAGAGTTCCTCTTGCTTATGGACCTAAAGATAAATATTTAGCTCGTATTGATAGTAGCGCAACTTCATCAATGGGTATTAAATTACCAAGAATGGCATTTGATATAACAGGTATTACCTTAGACACTACTCAAAAAATGGCTAAGAGAAATATTATATCAGAAACACATGGGTCAGATATTACTAAAAAGAAAACAATAAAACATTATACTTCTTATGATATTGGTATGTCATTATATATTTTAGCTAAAAATCAAGATGATGGACTACAAATTGTTGAACAAATATTACCGTATTTTCAACCAGAATATAACGTTACCATTACACCAGTTGCAGGATTTAATTATAAACAAGATGTTTCTGTTATACTTGGTGGTATTAGTATTGATGACCAGTATGAAGGAGACTTTACTGAAAGAAGAGTACTTACATATCAATTAGATTTTACAATGAAGATGAAATTCTTCGGTCCAACATCTGACCAAAAAATTATACGTGAAGTTAATTTAGACTTCCATGAAAAAGATAATGTCGGCAGAATGTTCGAAGAAATGGACTTTACTGTTGGTGGCTCAGATACTGCAGATAGCTTCACAGTAACTGAAACTAAAACTGAAGGTGGGTAATGGATAAAAAAGAAAAAATGACAGCAAGTTTAGAAAAGAATTTGCCAGCAGTTAACAATAGACCTATAAAGATAGATAAAGATATTAAAGACGATTATGATTTTTCTCGTAAAACATATAAAGACTTAATATACACTGGGACTCGTTCAATGGATGTACTTGCTGAATTAGCGAGAGAATCTGAACATCCAAGAGCATTTGAAGTACTTGCTCAAACAATAAAAAGTATTAGTGATACTACTGAAAAGCTTATGTCTTTGCAAAAGAAAAAGAAAGAGTTAACGGCAGAAGAAGACGAAAAGCAAAAAAACGTGACGAATAATAATATGTTTGTAGGTAGTACAACAGACTTACAAAGATTGTTATTAAATAGAGATAATGTGATTGATGCAAAAGTTAAAAAATAATGAGTTTGGTTATCTAGGCAATCCTCAAGTAAAAAGAGATGGCGTAGAAACCGAATTTACAAAAGAAGACATTCTAGAATACCAAAGATGTATGCAAGACCCAGCATATTTTGCTAGGACATATATCAAAATTATAAATCTAGACGAGGGCTTAGTACCATTTGATTTATATCCTTATCAAGAAAAAATGTTTAATCATTTTAACGATAATAGATTTAGTATAGTATTAGCATGTCGACAAAGCGGCAAATCAATATCTTCAGTTGTATATCTTTTATGGTATGCAGTGTTTCATCCAGAAAAAACAATTGCAATATTGGCCAATAAAGGAGCAGTAGCAAGAGAAATGCTCGCGCGTATTACGCTCGCGCTAGAGAATTTACCATTCTTTTTACAGCCTGGATGTAAGGCTTTAAATAAAGGAAGCATAGAGTTTAGTAATAATAGTAAGATAATAGCTTCAGCTACAAGTGGTAGTTCAATAAGAGGTATGTCTATTAATTTATTATTCCTTGATGAGTTTGCATTTGTAGAAAATGATGCACAATTCTATACATCAACATATCCTGTAGTATCATCTGGTAAAGATACTCAGATTATAATATGTTCTACCGCAAATGGAATAGGTAATGTGTACCATAAGCTATGGGAAGGCGCAGTACAAAAGACAAATGAGTTTTATCCATTTAGAGTAGATTGGTGGGATGTTCCAGGAAGAGATGATAAGTGGAAAGAGACCACGGTATCTAATACTTCTGAATTACAGTTTGAACAAGAGTTTGGTAACACGTTTCATGGAAGAGGTAATACATTAATTAGTGCTAATCATTTGTTAGCTC